TAAATTTTAATGATCCTACACCAGAAGATTTTGAAAAACACAAAGCTTTACAAGCGGAAATGAATGTCTGGCCTAGTAAAGATTCCATCAGAGTGGTAGATGATTGTATAATTGTTAATTTATCAAAATAAATTTCAAACTTCTGTTAATAAAAATAACCCTATTCTATTAGGAATAGGGTTATTTACATAAAATCATTTCACTACTGGAAACATTGCCTCTAGTCGAATATACCATGGCGAAGTTTTAGGCCAATCTTTTTTATAATATACCGGAATTTCTTTTCCATTGTTTTTACGATATAGCTCTTTAACAATATTAACTTCATCATTATGATATACTCGTCGTGTATTGACCCCATTACAAAACATCATTGTAGTTGCTGAGCCATTTATATCTAAAGCTCCAGTATTCGGATTAATTGGTCGTTCATATAAACATTGCATAGTTGTCAGTCCTCCATTATTAGTAATTCCCTCAGTACTTGCATCAATTTGTGCAAGTTTACCAGGATTTTGTTTGTTTATTGAATTATAAGTTGGTATTAACATATTAAAGTAATTTTGATAGCCTGTCGCAGCATAGTCTGAATTTGCTCCACCTATGCGAAATAAGCCCTTACAGTATTCTTCAATTGAATTTGCACCTTCAACATTATATAAGCCATTTCTTTTTGATAATACAAATGCATATGCTTTAAAAAAATCGTTCATGGTTGCAAAATGAATATAATAACCACCTTCACCAACTGGTCTTGCTGACCCACGACTCATATTAATTCCTAAATCAGCTGGAACGCTAAAAGGTTCCGAAATTCCTGCCCAATTATTGTCTTTACTTCCAACAATTGAAATGTTTGGATCACCCCAGTGACTTTCAATAAACATTTGTGCAATCATAAAACTTGGCTTGATATTATATTTTTTTCCAGCAGAAATGATTAGACGAATATTTGATTCTGAAATGCTTTTTCCTGCATTTAATAAAGCTCCGCCCGTATAAATTCCACCATTGCCACCGTTATTACTAGAGTCTCTGCCAGAACCATCTAAATTAATTACTTCTCGTGGATTGATTCTCTGCCATTTACCACCACGCCACACTTCAAAATGAAGATGAATACCTGTGGCACCCCCAGTTGCTCCACATAATCCAAGAACCGTTTGATTTGTTACTTGTTGTCCTACTGATACATTTATAGTTGCTAAATGCCCATAATAGGTCCAGTAGTTATCCATATGTCTGATAACAATGTAATTACCACCAATTGGATGATTTGGTACTACCTCTTCTACTGTCCCAGATTTAGCTGAATAAACAGGTGGATTAGTACCTGCTTTTGGAGCTAAGTCAATGCCTCCGTGAATTCCTGCTTGTCCTCCGCTCAAATAATCAGGTTCATCCCATTCTTGAGTTGCTTGATAAGAAACAGCAAGAGGACTTAACCATGTGTCTGCCATAATTCCCCTCCTTAATATTCTTTCCATGCGTCCATGGAGAACATATGTCCTTATCTAAAGTCTATAACTAAACACACCCTTTTTTTGCTCAAACTTCTAACCAACCTAATTGTCGTGCTAATTCCTCTAAGAATTCACTATCCCTCCTTTTAATCGTTGATAAACTTAAATAAGTTTCATAGGCCACAATTTCATTCTTTTTACGTGGATAGCCATTTTTATACTTAGAAATAAAAATATCACGTACATCCGATGTTGCATCTGATAAAACCTCTTCAACTGTATTTAAAAAAAACTTATGAAAAACTATTTGGTTCAAACTTATTTTTTCATTTGACTTTTCTTCAAAGTATAAAGAAAAAGAAGATTGGGGGTAAACTAATGCATCTTCATACTTTTTTAATTGTTTTTCTATTTTTTTATAATCACATAATAATTGACGAATATGTTTTTTTATTTCTGATTTCATACTGCCACTCTCCTAATAAATTAATGTTTGCCCTGGATAAATTAAGTTAAGATTAGTTAACCTGTTTCGCTGTGCTAAAGCTTGGTATGTCGTACCAAGTTTGGCTGCAATACTTGATAAATTATCACCGTATTGAACCGTGTAAACGTTGCTTACTGCTGATCCATTTACTTTCAAAAATTGTCCAGGGTAAATAAGGTTTGGATTAGCCAATTCATTTAACGAAGCTAAAGTTTGATAATCAGTACCGTATTGGTAAGCAATGCTCGATAATGTATCGCCATATTGAACCACATGTGTTGCTTCTGGTTGTTTATCAGGAACAGTTGTTGAATCTGGCAATAGTTCAATATCGCCTTTACTAATCCACGATAAGATGCCTTCTAGCAACACTCTGCTTCCAGTTACTTCTTGCACTTTATAGCTGTTTCCTTTTACCCAATCTGGAATAGCTTCACCAGTTGCCCAAGCATCAACATTAAATTTCACTTTGACGGTATCACCGACTTCAACTGCAGAAGTAGGTGTTTTATCTGCTTCTTTACCTTCCTCAATAGCTGGTGTGTCCGTTTCTGGTTTGTCAGTAGCCGTATAACCATTATCAGTGATACCTGTTAAGTCTACGTTACCATCTAACCCACCAGCAATATAAGTAGATGTAAACTGCCAAATTGCAATACCATCCATACTTGGAAAATAGTTATACAATGGACTTGGTGTTACCTCATAACTAGGATATGCAGCAATCCATAAAGAGTTAGGAAATTCTTTAATAATTCGCTGATAATCTACATATTGCAATGTAAAAGGTTTGTATGAATAATACATTGGCGTGTACCCTGCTTGTTTAATTCGGCGCATGCCATATAGGATTGTTTCCGTATTGGCGTTTACATCAGGACTAGCTCCATGTTCAAAATCTAATGCAACAATGGAATTTTTAGGCGTTTGGATACGTGGCAAGAAATAATCCATTGTTGTTTTAGCAATGTCCATGCTACCGAACGTATCGTACCAGATATAAGTGTGCGCTCGTTTTCCTTGAGCAATGGCACTTGCTACTTGCGTTTTATAGGTATACTGCTCGTAAATACCACTAGCATTGTAGCCGCCAATTTGAGCAATAGCGAATTTATCATGAGCATAACCAAAACGACCTTGTTCACCTTGATAAATGGCCCAATCAACACCTTGATCGCCTTTGGTAGCAAATACATTTAAAGGCATAAAAAATAGAGCGATTAACGCTCCGACTAAAATTTTCTTTTTCAATTCGTTTACTCCTTGTCTTTTAAATTATATGCTGACACACCTGTTACTACTCCTAAAAAAGTTGCAATGGCATTGATAGTTAAAACAGCCATATCTGTTTGCTGCCATCCATAACCTTTGCCTAACGTTGCTACTAAAACAGATATGGCTGGAAGTACAGTAAGTACTCCCCATTTGATAATTTTGTAGTACTTATCTGGTAGAATCATTTTTTTGCTCCTTTCAATTCTATTATGTCATGTTCCGCTTCTTGCATTCGACCTTCTAATTTAAAAGTTCTTTCAATTACACCATTATGTTTTTCTACTTTTTTTTCTAACTGTTCTATTCTGTAAGCTGTCAAATTGGCACTAGCTACCACGCCAATAAACGCACCAAATGTACTGCCTACTAACCCTATTACAGCAACAACTATTTCATTTGACAAAATCATTCCTCCAATTTAAAAACCGCTTAGCTTTTTGCTAAACGGTTATTTCATTTAAATAAATTTATAAAAATCATTATCACGTTAAGTATCTTAAAAATCCTCTCAAATATAAAACCGTATATGAAGATTGATTAGAATTACTTTGAAATGCAATAGTATCGCCAGCTTTTACATCAAATACATCTGTCAAACCAGCAGCGTGTAATCCTCCTGTACCTTGATTACTCCTGTTCATAACTGCATTACTCTTTGTAAGCTCAATATTACACCAACCTGCTGGAGCATTGGTTGTATAGCTAGTAACAACACTAATTATTCCATCTTTTAATACTTTAATTTTATTCGCTGATAACTCAAAAAATTCATTATTAGTGATGACCTTTTGAGAAATAGGAATGACCTTAATTCCTGTACCACTGATTGATACTGTATTAGGGGCAGAAAAAGCTATTACTTTTTCAGAAATAACAGTTTGTCCAGCGATTTTCGGAGGATTCATAAAATCTTTTGTTCCTGCTATTTCTTGGTCTCCAGTTTGAGTCACCGCTTGCCCTTTAATAGCATCTGCAACATTTTTAGGGCTCATATATTTGGTCGTTGATGTTCCAGCAGATGCTTCGCTATCAGTAGCAAATCCATAATTTTTAACATTGCCCAAGCCAACTTGACTTGCTGTCACTTTATGTGGATTGTCTTGACTTTCCGTATGCTCCTTTAGTTGTTCCTCTCTTACAAAGCCACTTTTTGCTAATACATCTTGCGCATTAATACTAATTTCTAATTGAATAGCTGAATAGTCAACATCCAGATTAGCAGTTGTCACTCCATTTGATGGATCTGTATAGCTAATTAGATAGATAAAACCCTCGCTAGTAATGAAATTTTTATCAGTGACTTGAACTGATAAATCTTTGTATTCGCCAGCATTTTCTTGAATTTGAGTGGTCCACGAGTCAGTTGACTCAATATAAGTGGAAACTTTAATTGTTTTGTTGTTAGGTGTAGTGGCTTTAACACGTTCACTAATAGTAAAAGCGACAAAACTATCTTTTAATAAAACCACCGCTTCTTCTTGACTTAATCCTTCAAAATTTTGAGGAATTAATTTTTTTGCAGCTTCTAAAGCATTGAACACTCCTAACTGTTGTGGTATAACTCCGCTTTGCGTCGAACCACTACTCACTCCAGAATCATCACGGCTTACTAATTTGTTGTAATCAGATTGAGAAACTTCATTCCATGTATCTTTTGGTTTTTTTAGTACTTTAGCTGTTACATCTGTAAAATATTGATTTGCATTTGTTGCTGTATTACCCGCTGTTTTTCCAGTGAAATCCATAGGTACTTTTACGTTTGTTGTTCCAGAAAGTAACGATACTCCTTCTGATTTTGTCATGCGGTCATTAAAGTCAACTTGTAATCGAGTAGCTAATGTTGATTGTGTTACCCCTTGTGTATCTGTTCTCGCTTGTACGATTTCAGGATTACTGTCACCAGCTTCTCCAACAAGTTTTTCAAAGTCATTACGCAAAGCATCAAATTCTTGTTTATTGTTGTTTGCTGTAGATACCGCTTGATTTGAAGTATTAATAGCCGTTTGAGAATTAGTTAAAGCTTGGTTTGCTGTTTCATTAGCTTGATTACCTGCTTGTTCTGCAATTTGTACAGCTTCTTTTCCGGCGTCGTCAGCAATTTTTTTGGCATCATTAATTCCTTCTGTCAACCGACTTTGATAATCATTTATTTTTTCAACAGCAGTATTAGATTGATCCAAAATTGCATTAATTTTAATTCGACCTTGATTCAGCGTGTCGGTTTCTTTAATTTGCTCGATAGCCATTTTCTCACTCCTACTCTGCATTAATATATTCAATTGTAGCTTTTTGTAAAACACGATTTCCTATTTTGATGAATGGCGAACTATTATCAATCAGTTCTGCAAAATAATCATCTAATGTTTTACCTGATTCATCATTGATTATAAATTCTTCTTGTTTGCTAATTAGTTTTACTGTTAATCTCATTTAAAATTGTCCTCCTAGTTGTGATTGTATAAAAACACGACAAATAACTTGCGCTTCGATTCGTGCAAGTTTGTTAGGTATTATCTTGATTGTATGATTACCTCTAGAGATTTTACCTCCACTAGTTTTCCTAAGATAATTAACAATGTTTAATCTTTGTTGGCTAGTATCGTGTACTGGAATGGTGGTACCATCTACAACTATATCAACACTAGTTGCGCTACTTGGTGCCTCATAAATCCCCCATTCTAATGGATGGCTATGATCAGGTAAAGTAATTTGGTGTGTATGTGCCGGTATTCTTACTTGGTGGCTATGGTTAGGAACCGATATGCTGTGAGTATGGTTTGGTATAGAAATATTAAAATTGTGACTATGGTTAGGTGTATTCACTGTATGGGAATGTGCCGGTGTAGTCACGTTATGAGTATGATTACCTGAGCTCGTCTTTGTGTACCAATCTGTTGATGCAGTCGACATCAGTCTAAATCTCATACCTGACCCCGCATCCATTTCTCGATAAAATGCACTTGATTCAGTGCTACCATTATTAGATGCAACAAGGTGATTATGATCTCCACCTGCTGAACTTGTTTGTGAACTTTGACCATTTACAGAACTAGATTGAATACTGCCTCCCCCGCCACCTGTAGTGGATCCACTAGAATAACCTCCGCCAGCTGAACTTGAAACGACACTTCCGCCACCAGCCGAGCTCGTTTGCGTTGAAGCTCCTCCAGCTGAAGTACTTTTAACCGTAGCTCCGCCTCCTTTTACGGCTTTTGTGTAGCCACGATATCTCTTTGTTTTGAAAGTAAGTTCTACAGTATTTACATGAAATACATCATCATCTAAGAAGAATTCAATTTCTGCTGGGTATGCCTTTTCGCAGTTATCCTGATAACTATAGTTCAAAATATTCGTTGCACCTTGCGAGTATGTCTCATTTATTTCCTGTTTACGTTTCAAATCAGACATTGTTGTAGTAAAATCGTCAGATAAATTACCAAGCTCTAGCTGAATATCTTGTGGGGAGCCGAAAACATCCTGTTTTGTCTCTTTTTTAATGCGCAAGTTTATGCTTCCAAAGTCATCTGTGTTAATCATAATTACAGTTCCTTGTCTTAACTTATCAATGCTTAAAGGTTCATCTGTTAATTTCAATAAATCAGCCGCAGTCACATCCCAAGAAATTTTAGGTTGTGCCCATTTTTTTAACATGTTGATTGCATTGTCTTTTAAAGCTTGTGGAACTGTGAATCGTTGGTCCACCCATACATATTCAACTAAACCATGTTCTTTTATAGACTTTGCATCTTCTACATAAGGAATATTTTTATTCACTGATTTTATATTTATCTGGTTAACCCCTTCACCAGCCCCCAAAGGATAAACTCGATTAACTAAATTATTGGGGTCTCTTTCAATCTCAAAACCTTGCATGTTATATCCTTCTTGAATACGAGCAATAGGTTCTTTTGGCGGCTTCACTAAAGATAATTCGAATGGATAAACTTTGGTATTCCACTGCCACATGTAGTCTTCATCAAATGCTTGAGGGATACTAAACAAGGCATCAGCAAGACCATTTTCATTTTCCCATGCATAACTAAAATATCGAGTGAATTCACATTTTTTTAAAACCCAGTGCTTTGTCCTTTGTTTATTCAAAAGATAGTTAATAACATCAATTGTTTTTCGATTAACTAGTTCATGATAACCAAAAAGAACTGTGTCTAGTAAAGTACAGAGGGCTTCATTTGCCGTGTACGTGATCGAATTGTTACTAGCATCTTTGCGAACAGTTGAAGGCATAACCCGGTATAACCCTATATATTCATTCTCATTATCTGTTAGTTCAACCCATAACATTTCTTGCAAAAATTCATTTTTAGGATCATCCAACGGCATTGAAAATTCTAGATTACCTATTTGGTTTTCAATTTTTTCATATCCAACATTATAAGCGTTATCTAAAACTGCCGTATATTCTCTTTTTAAATCCATTGCCATCAACATATTTTAGCAACACCTCCTATAAGAAACGATTTGGATATCGAATAGTTAGATTAAAAGTACTATCTTTCGCTTGGATGTATAGTGGCTCATTTGGATAAATATAAAAATCGTTCATAGGGCGAATCATTGGCTTCCCATTTTTCGTAATATTAAACTGTTCTGTATCGATTACTATTTCTGACTTATCAAAATCACCAATATCAATAGTGTCGCTTCTAGTTTTTATCCACACGCCTCTACCAGTGCCTTTTATAGTAATAATCGGTTTTACTTTTAACCCTTCGACAGTTGGATATATTTCAATTGGTTTCACTTCTTGACCGTTATCTCCCATTAAATAGGAACGATTTTGAAAAGTAATCATGGTAGAACCCCAATAAGCCCCACCTTCGATAACAATAGGTAAGTCAACAGCCCCTGATCCAGTATTACCCATAAGATAGTTAGCCTGAAACGTTATTTCTGTTGAACCCCACATAACACTAGTAGCATCGCTTCGAGTGTATTTATATGGATTGTTCAACAAAATTGTAAATGTACCAACGACTCGATTCAATCCCTCAGGAACTGCATCAATGTCTGATTTACTACCCGACCAAAGCATTTCTGGTTCATCATTAAACCAAATCTGTACATCTTTTTCTGTAAACAAAGCAACGTTTAGTCTGTTAAAAGAATCCCTAAACGCTTCGTTAGAGTTAGCCTCAACTTTGAATTTAACTGTTAATTCTCTTTCCGGAATACGAGCATAAACATGTCGCATTCCATCACGAATTCCCAACTGGTAGCTTTGTATCTCAGTAGGAGCTAACTCTCTTCCAACAACAGATAATGTTCTATAACCTGGAACTAAATCTTCTAAAAAGGAACCATTAAAATTCATGGCTTCGGAAGGCAAAGAGGCTTTTGTTTGTTGTTCATTTACATCAATAAAGTTGTATAACATTTAGCGCCTCCTTCCTAAAGAAACATTTTTTTTATCTTGTTGATTCTGTAATTCTTTACTCATTGGTTTAGCAATAACCCTTGCAACCTCTGTACTATCTAAAATAACAGGTACCTCCACAGTGAATTTTGAAGATACATCTCCAGAAAACGCTAAACTTTGTGTTCCGCCACTAAATGACAGATTTGAATTTAAATTATCCAGCGCGGGCATGCCTACTTTTTTACTTAGTCGTTGCATAGATTTTTCTACAAAGTTTGAATATTTATCAATACCAACCGCTACTCCTGCTGGAATCATTTTACCTACTTCGTCACGCATTACACGTGATGGAGAATGAATATCCATAGCGCTTTTCATTGTACTTACAATTTGATCTGCCACACCTCTTGCTGCAGCTAAAGCACTATTAGCATTGGCGTTAATACCATTAGTCAATCCATCAATTGCATTTGCTCCGATAGAATTCATTTCTGATGGCAATTTATCCATTGCAGAAATTATTTTATCAACAATAGACTCAACAGCTCTTACTGGATTCGTTGCGTTTTGTTCGATACCGTTTGATAATCCAGAATCAACATCTTCACCAATTGAATGAAATACACGAGAAGGAGAGTGAGAATCTAAACCTTTTCTGGCGCCAGAAACCACATCATCGATCATTTGATTAGACGTTTTCACAGGAATTCCTTTGCCGTCATCAACACCTTTTTCTAATCCTTGAGAAATTGACTTACCAATACCTCTGAAATCAGCTTTTTGGACTTCGCCTTTCATGTCTTCCCCGACTTTAGGAACAATTCCTTTGGTCATTTCTTCAACCGATGTACGCCCGTTCTCAATGCCTGCTTTAAAGTCATCAGTTACACTTAGACCCACACTTTTAAAATCTGTATTCTTAATTTGAGTCATCAAAGTTTCTTTTTGAGTTGGTATAAGAGCTTGAATTTCATCGTTCAAACCATTTTTGCCTAATTGATAACCTTCTTTCATTGCATTCATGGAAGTTTCACCAGTATTACGATAGACATCATTTAAGCGTTGCAATTGTTCGTCTGAAGAATTTACTAATTCTGCCGCTTGAGCAGCACCTTCTGGACCCATTTTTCTTAGTTGCTCTAAAAGACCTTCGTCTACCCCTCGCTGTGCTAACGTAGCAATGTTAGTACTCCATTGACTAACAGCTTCTTGATTTTTTTGTAAATTTTCAGCCATTTGATCAACTGAAATAGCTTGTTTTTGTTGGATAACATCAAAGGCACTCCCTACTTTTTCTTCAAGCGATGAATATTCTGAACGCATTGCATCCATTGTTTCTTTCGTCTTTCCACTTAAAGCATTGTATGAAACTGTTTGATTTAACACACCATTTTCTACAGCTTGGCTTGCACGCTGCATTGATTGTTCATGGGCATTAGCTGTATTTATAATTTCATTCGTTAATTCCTGTTGAACGCCCTTTAACACTTGCTCTTGCTCGCCCAACTTTTCAATATTTTCACGAGCTTCTTTTGTATTCCCGCCAGATTCTTTTAATGTCTGATTCCATTTTTCTCTAGCAGCATTGATTTCCATCAGCTTCGCTTCATTATCATTTCGTTCTTTTAACATTTGATTAATGTTTTCTTGAGCTTGAGAAGCTTCATCTAAAGCATTATAGGCATCAACTTGTTGTTGAATTGTTCCAGGCATTTCAGATAAAATATTTTTTTGATCGTCATAAACTAAGTTTAAACCTGTCATTTTACCGTTCAATTCCTCAACAATTTCCACCATACGTTTTTTCTCGCTGTTGCTTAATTTTTCTTTAGCAGAGAGCATTTCCATTTCAGAAATCATAGATTGGAATTTTTCTTTAGTATTATCCAATTCAATAGCTTCATCTTTTCGTGATTGGGTATGTTCTTGATTCTTTTTAATCAAGTCATCTGTGGTTTTCATAAGGTTTTCTTGTTCTTTTTTAACTGCCTTAGTTGATTCAGTTTCCTTATCTAACCATTTCCACAAGTTTACCCCTACAGCTACTAGTCCTCCTATTGCAGCTGTTACCCAACCAATAGGGCCCATCAACAATTTCATAGCGGTACTAAAAACAGTTGTAGCTACTGTAGCTAAACTAATTGTTCCCGTCAAAATACCAACGATTGTATTTTGCGCCACTAAAAGACCAGTTTTTATTGCTATTGCTGCAGAATTGGCTTTATCGGCTGCCAAGTTTAACATCCATGCTCTTCCGAGTGCTGTGGTAGACAACGTAGCCAGTTTTGATATTCCATTGTATAAACTTATTGCGGTTGTATAAGCTTTGATTGCCAATTCAGATTGTTTTATATAGCCTGTCACTTGCTGAATTACTTTCAACGCTGTAAAGGTGGCAGCAAAACTGGCAATTGTTGGTAGTAATGGTGTTAAAGCTGTACCTATCGACGTAATAGCTTTTCCGAATAGTTTCATCAATGGGATAGTTGATTGAATCGCTGCATCAATTGCCTTAAAAGTTATATTCACTACATTTTTTAAAGAGTCTAAGTTTTCGGCAATATTTTTTCCTGTCACTGCTTTGGATAATTCATCAAACGATTTAATAACTGTAGTTACACCTTTAACGGTGGCTGTTTTAATGTTTGCCCATGATGTTTTGATACCTTTTGAGTTTTTCTTTGCTAGGTCCGCAAAACCACCTACGCCTTTGTCCAACTCAATCAAACGATTATTGAACTCATTAAATGTAATATCTCCTTCTTTTAAGGCATCATATAATTGGTTAACTGAGTTTACACCTTGTTCTTTGAAAGACTTAGCAACTTTATCCATAGCTATTGGCATTGTTTCTTGTAAAGTTCGCCAAGACTGCATATCAACTTCACCCTTACCGAGCATTTGAATATATTGTTGCATACCACGAGTCGCATCAGCAGTTGAAGCTCCAGAAGCAAGAAAGGCATCATTTAATGCAATAGCTGTGTCAGTCCCTTTACTCAAGCTACCAGTTGAAATCGATAGTTGTTGCGTACTAGACACAATTTCATCGAGGGATGTTGGTAATCCATCAATCCCATCAGATAGTTTATTCATGGACCGATCAACATCTTCTGTTGAGTAACCTAGAGCCTTCATAACTACAGGATACTTATTCAACGTATCAAATCGGTTAATAGCTCCTTCAACAGAATCCTTAACCATATTTACGGCCGTAGATACTAATTTTACTGCACCCACACCTGCTCCAATACTAAGAATTGACTTGCCTAATTGATTACCTTTAGTGGTACTTTTATCCAATCCATCCCCTAGTTCACCAGATTGCTTGTTTACACCAGCCATTGAACGTTCAGCGCTACTCATCGTGCTACTAAACGTTCTATCAGTGGCAGTAAGTATTGCTTCGACTGAATATAATTCCATTATTTTCCTCCTTTCCTACTTATTTGCTTTTCTTAATAAATCAATTGCTCCTATATCAACTTTTTCATCAATTAATGATTTACCCAAAATAAGCTTCTCTCGTTCTTCATAATTGAAAAACTTATTGAATTCCTTATAATAAGGTTCAGATTTTTTACCTTTAGTCGCCTTAATTTGGTTATTTAGCCAAGATTGGAGATAGAGGTCTCTTTCATGGTCAAGTCTTTTTAACTGAAACGCCAATAGCCTAACTTCATATTCATACAAAGTCATTCGTTCAATTTCTGATAAATCAGTAATTTCTAGGTAACGAAAACAATTAATAAGAATATTTTCATAAGCTTCAGCTGAGCTTAGTTCCTCTCTTACTTGTTCTCCATCAGAGCTTTCTTGAAATTTCTGACCGTTAACTTTCCCGCATTGCTTTCTTCTAAGTTTTTCAACGTTTCATCAAATAATGTCTCAATATCATCAACAGTTTCAACAAACTCATCTACTTCATCCTTAGAAGGTCTACTTTTTTCCGTAATGGTAGCTGTGTAAAGTACATCAGATAAAACAACGATATTTCCACTTACTAGCTGCGGTAATAATGTTGTTAACCCCATTCCAAGATTCACATCATTGCGAACTACCCCATGCTGCTTATCCAATTCACGAATAAACTTGACTCCAAAAATACAGTTATATTTTTTTCCTTTAATTTCGATTTGCATGTCTTTTCCTCCATAAGAAAAGGACAGCCGCTAAGCTGCCCTCTAAATTTATATTTTAAACTTGATTATTCAATGTTAAGGTGTGTTGAGCTGTTTTCTTACCATCCTCTGTTGTTCCTGTTGTGGTATAAACACCAGCTGGTACCGTTTCTGTCCAAGTGATATTACCTGTTTCAGAGACAGCAAGACCTTCTGTTTCAGGCGTAATCTTATAGGTTACTTTTTTGTTGATTGCATTTTCAGGCAAAACAGTTGCTGTGATTTGTCGGCTACCTGCAGTACCCGCATCTGCTGTTGATGTTTTAGGAGAAAACTCTAAGCCAGTTACAGCAATAGACAATGTTTTAAAAGCTGGAATATCTACTCGCTCTGATTCTTTCCCATTAACAACACGAGTTACTTGGTACTCACCAACTGGCACAGAGGTGTTAGGTTCCATTCCTGTTATAGTTAAAGGTGATGTGCCGGAAACAACTTCGGTTTGGCCTTTATAAATTTTAAAAGTATCCACCATATTTATTTTCCTTTCTTAGCTTAATTCAATAGAAGCCCCATCGACTGTAGGAGTTACACTTCCCACAGAAGGGCTATCTACTTTCCCGGATCAGCTGTTTCAATAGTTGTATCTTTGAAGACATATTGAACTACTTCTTCTTGATCAGCAGTTAATGTCGCAAATCCTTTTGCACCTTTACCATTGATACCAAATTCTAATGAAACTTCTACGGTGTCTTCAGCATTAGGTGATTTACCAAATGATGTTACATATCCTTGGTAATAGGTTGCCTTGTATTTGTCAGCATTATCTCCTGCACCTTTTTCTGCTTTGTTGATTTCCCAAATTTCAATAATATCGTCATTGTCTAAAGCTTCTTCTAGTTGATCAACATACGGATCACCGACTGATAAAATAGATGTTGCTGAAAAATCAATTTCCAATGATCCTGGGATACGAATCGGACCATCTTTAGTGGCCACGGAGTCACTATCTTTTGTTTTTGTATTTTCATGTTCTGTCTGGAAAGCTAATTTCCATGCTGCTTCCTCTTTTGATTTTTTTAACAAACGGAAAAGTAAAATAATATCAATACCTTTAGCCGCTACTTTTGCTTCATTAGCCATTTATATTCCTTCTCTCTATAGTATTTTGAATTCTAAAGATATCATTGCCCGCTTCAATGGTGTGTTAGTCGAAATGTCATCTACTAACCGAATACCGCTTGATTGGATATTGAGCGACCAATAATAACCTTCCGTTTCAGAAATAGATAGAGCCTCAGCAAAAATTGCTGAAGCCATATCCGATATTTGTTTACGTTTTTTTGCCAATCCCCATACAGATAGATTCAATGTAACCGAACCTTTAATATCAGTTTTGTTGGCTTGGTGCAGTGTCTGAGTATCTTCTAATTCGACAAATGGATAACCTACATCATTCGTAGGTTTGTAATCGTAGGTTTCATAACCCAGTGATTGACACTTCTTATACACTTCATCGAAGATTGATTGATCTCTTGTTTTAATCATTTCATCAACCTTTCCAAGTCCGTTCTAAATTTCACTTTTTGTTGTTTCAGAGGTGGTAAAAAGAAATCACGTTTCACCATGAATCTTGTTCCGTGTATTAAGTATGGTGCGTATTCTGTTCCTGGTCCTGTATGCCCAGAAAAACCATTGTTCGAAAGCCTCATAACGATACTTCTTTTTGTTGCCCCAGTAGGTTTAACAAACTTTTTACCTTCCCAGTGTCCAGTTAACACTTTTCCGGCTTCAGCTTGCATATTGGCGGTTAATTCTGCTGTGTTGTTTCTAACAACTGTTTTCACATCATCAAGCTGAGCATTTCTCTTTAGTTTTTTAGAAATTCCAGCTAATCCATTAATTCTTACTTGACTTCTTGCCATCAATAGTCACTTCCTGAATAATCAAGCTATTTCTTAATGCAGGAACTCTACTTGTAATAACTTCCCAAGTTTTACCTTCAAACTCAATGTAATCAAATTCTGGAATAACGAAAAGGGGCTGTGTCCTAATGACCTTAGCCCCTTCTTTAATGCTTCCGAAAATAGTAATAGAACGATCTGTACCAATATCAGTTACATTGATATCAGCAGTTTTTCTAAACGGTTCTTCTTCAATCCATTCACCTAAATTTGGATCATAATGCGATTCTGAAGATTTTTTTACAAAGGTAATTTCATCTAAATATCTCATGAAAATGTAAACCTCCCACGTTTAGGCTTATAAAGTTCTTCTATTTCCTTATTCTTATACTCTTCAATCTCATCTTGATATTCAGAAAAATCAGAGTCTGGAAATGCCATAGATAAACCTTCTTGAGAATAAGATTGCATTCCTTCTTGGCCAATACGATTAAATCGTTTTAAAGTGACTTCATATACAACTGAATCAAAACTTTTTGGTAACTCAGTGACATTCAATATATTTTGAAGCCGATCTTTTGTACGTCTTTCAATGATTTCTAATTTTTCATCAAGACTGCCATTTAATAATTTTTTTACATCATTTGCTATCTCTGACATCAAAACACCACCTAAGTTAGTTCGATTGTCGCCCCATTTGTTGTCGGTGTTACTTTTCCGACAACAGGGCTAGTTACTCCCCCGCAGCTTTTGGTTGAATCTTAGCAAATGCTTCATCTTTGATGACCATGAAACCAATATCCATTGTAGCTCGTAAAGCAACCAATTCTTGTTCGTACAAGTTGACAGGCGTACCGTCTTCATTCGTTAAAGTAGATAATTGAGCTTCTTCTGAAATTTTGAAATTAATGTTAAATGGGATACCATAGCGCAAGTAATCAAAATCACCAGTATAAAGGTTTCCCTTATCCATAGATTTTAGATCTGCTACAGGTAGTCCATCAATAGTATTGCTGACACGATCATAAATAAATTGAGTTGTGTCACCAATTTTTTTACTTGCTTCACGTAACACTGTACGATTCTTACGATTAGAAATGAAAGCATTCGGATCGTATTCACCTTCTCCAAGCAAATCCTCTAATGCTAAAATGTTGTCATATGTCAAGTCGCCCTCAATTACATTACTAGCTGCAATGACAGATTTTTCAATAGATTGAGAGAATGGATTTTCTTTATCAAGGATAGTAGCCGCATCGATTTTCTTATAAAATGCTTCTGCGATTTTTGGTTGCATTTGAGTAAAGAAATCAGACATCTTATAAGTTAAATATTCCCGAGAAACTGGGATAATAACACCAATTTTTTTCGCAGTCATCGTTACGTTTAACCATTTAGGTTTAGACGTTTTAATCTTTTCGCCTTCACCAACCCAGTACGCCCCAGGACCTTCTGCAAAGTATTCGAATTTCTTTTCTTTGCCGTCCATTTCTTCATATTTAGCCAACTGCATTAACTTAGAATTTTCCATCACATCTTTTAAAATTAAAGTGTTGTACTTATCTGGAATTGTTCCATCTTTTTTCTCTAATACAGTGACGTTGTCTGGATTCCATGTTTGAGCAAACATTTGAATATCCATTTTCATTAATTGTTTTTTCTTCATTTATATTTCCTCCTATTTTACAATTCGTTTACTTGCTGCAAGAGCTGCAACTGATTCGGTTTCTTTTTTATCAGTTGAAAATTGTCCGCCCTCACCTGGTGTTTTTTGGCGAGCATTTTCTTTCTTAATCATTGATACATAGTTCGTAACAATAGCGACAGCTTTTTTTGTGGCTTCCGCATCATCTGAAACAATCAATCCTAGCAAATCATCGTCATGCGGCAAACTAGCCTCTGAAAGCATTTTAGAAGCTTCTTTTGACATGGAAACTAATGCTTGACTACGTTCCAATTCCGCAATTTTTGCTTCTAGCTGTTTCTTTTCATGTTCAGCTTTTTCCTGAGCATTCATTTTTGCCAGTTTTTCTGCTTCTGCTTGTTTTTCTTGTTGCTCTTTTTCCCAAGCTTCTTTTGTTTTTGATACTTCAGCAGCAATCATTTTTGCTACTTCATCACGAGAAAACGTTTTTCCATTGCCTTTATCTTTACTATCATCTTCTGGTGGCGTTTGTTCTTGACCTCCGGCCGGTTGGTCCGTATCTCCAGTGCCAGTATCTGGATTATCAGCAAAGAATTGTAAATGCATTGGCAATAATAGTTTTTTTGTTTTCATGATTATCCTCCACGGTTACGCCGCTACCCGATATATTTGATAAGTTACGCCTATCAATCGAAACAGCTTTCTCTTTAGTGCCTGTAAGCAGTAAGAAGGCAATATAAAAAGCCTAACGTTTGTTAGACTTTAATTGCCTTATTTTCCCATTTTTTGTATGCATCAAAATAAATCTCTTGCTTGTCGCCGTTTAATGTTAATTCATAATACATACCATCAAGTAAAGTAGTGCTTAATAGAGCTTTGTTATTCTGCAATGTTTTACAACTCCAAACTACAAAAACATCTTTTTTGGTAATTTCTTTTTGATCTGATTTATCCAAGTGTTTGTTTGCATAATTTGAAACAATTTCTTTACATTTATCAATAAATTCTTGTGAATCCATCATTTTACCCTCTTTTCTTAAATATTCTTCATAATCAGCATCTAAATAGTCATAAGGATCGTCATTCATAGAATCACACCTTTCTGTCATAATTTTAAAGTGATTCTTCGACTTCTTTTCTTAATTCAGAAATTAATCTGTTTAGCTTTTCTGTCAATTTACCTTTCTTTTTTGTACCAAATTTTGTTTTTCTTTGTTCATACATTAATAACTTGATTTCGGTATTCATATACATAATTGTCGCTTTATATCCACAATTTGCACATTCAGCATAATGGTGTTCGACATCCTTCGTGATATTTTCAGATTTTCTAATTAAAGGAGTGTGTTTATGACATTGATTGCATTTATATAGATTATCCATTTACAAACCTCTTTCTTTCAGCGACTTCTCATAATCCTCACTAATTTTAGGGACAGTAGAGCACTTACAATGAGGATGCATATAAGGAGCATTAATACCTTTTTTCATCTTTAATACTCTATAAGGGCTTCCCTTAGCCACTTTTTTACATATTTCACAGGCAAACGGTTCTGCAATGTAATCATATTCTTCGATATCTGCATCCAAGTAACTTTGCTTTTGAATATCTGTTTGAATACCAGATATTTCAGTCATCATTAACCTATTTAGCTTGTACCTTATATTTAATTGGTTAGGCTTTATAAATTTAGCCATCTCTTTTGCTACTGCTCTTGGATTTTTCCCTTGAGTGATTGCCTGAGTGATTGTTTTTTCTAAATCAGCTTTCATTTCAACAAAATTTTGCCAAATGTTATCACTAAACGAAGGGAATTCACTTGATTTGAATGATGCATTAACAATTTTTCTAACCTTAGACGAATAATTTTCTTTAACGGTTTCGCCTAATATTCCCGCCTGTCTTAAATACTCATCTTTTGCTGCTTCAGATAACTGAGAATATCCCCACTTATCTAGCTCATCAAACAACGTGATTAGTTCTAAACCAATTTGAGACTTTAATAGCTCTAATCTAGACACTCGCATTACTAAGTTATAGATTTTCAATTCTTTATTGGCCTGTGGACTAAAGTCTTTATTTTTTACATACTCCTTCGCTTTTCTCTCAAAGCGTTTTACGTCCATCTTATTAGCCATTTTTCTTGCTTCGCTAATCGTAATCTTTTGGCCATTGGAAAATCTATCCCAGTTAGCTTCAATTTCGGTTTGAATCGCATCAATAGCATTTTGAAGCTGTTGAACAATTTCTTTTTCTCTATCGCGATCTAGCTTCATCTGTTCTTTGATCCAAGATTCTTCACGATTTTTCAAGTAGGACATTCAATCATTCCTCCTCGGTTTCCTTTTCCGATTGTTTAGCTAAAAATTTTGCCTGATTCACTTTCGTTTTGGCTACTTCTTCATCAGTAATATCTAATGGTTTATTTTCATTTTTTACACGTTCTAATTCAGCTTGAACATCATCAACAAACGAAGCTAGACCTAAAATTGTTTCTTGGCTTAACTCAGCTCCAGAGTCAATCAATGTTTTTAATTCTTCTAGAATTGCTTTCGGAAGATTAGGAGTAAAGATAATTCGCAATCCTTTTAAATCGGAGTTATCAATCTCAGAAACACTTGATTTTAGATTAAATAAAAGACGATAGCGCCGCACAAGACTTTTTTTAAATAGTCTTTGCTTTACTGCCGTCATTTGATTGAAACCAAACATTTTATACTTCATTGCTTCTCCTGATTGAACACCAGAAAAATTTGTATCTGTTAAATCTGGAATCATAGATATTTCATGTATCCCTTTTCTCACTCGTTCTTTGTAGGCTTCAACGCCGTTTACATCGTATTGTTTATAGATGTAGCTAGCATTCACTGAGGTCTTGTTACCATTGATATCTGTGCCAGATTCAAGTAAAAGAATGTTCGCTTCTTTTTGCTTAATAGCATCTTCGGTTGATAGACCCGCTGCTTCAATGTCTCCGCTAATCACTAATAGCGCATCGTTTAAGTCCGTCATGTAATTAGCAGTGTCAGACTGTCCAGCATCATACAAATCGATTTGAGATAAAATATCTTCATACAATCCCATTCTAAAACGATTAGGAGAAAACTCAGTTATCTGAACTTCTTTGTAATCATGAGAATCCTCTTTTGGATCACTTAGTTTAATCGTAGCAAGAGTCGTTTCAGCGTAAGTAATGATTTTGTCTTTTGTGTAAATTATCGGTTGAATATACTGTTTGTCTGCATCTATAGTAAATTTAGTTTTAGGATAACGAACAGCAAGTATTGGTCTACGCTTGACCGTTGTATCATAAACAACAAACGTTTCAAAAACATTGCATAGATCAACATAGTCAACGTCATCTTCATCTCGATATATGATTTCATAAGCTCGGCCGTATTTATCCATATCTAACCACAATTCTCCATTCAATCCGTCAATGTCATTATCTTGATTGAAATTATCAATGGTCTCTTGACTAGCTTTATTATTAATTTGAACTTTTAATGGATTGCCTGTATTGTATCCAACATCAAACGTTGCAAGAACTTTTCCAAAATTATGAGCAGCTCTATGGTCTGCTTTTTCTTTTTCCTTACGGCGACGATTTTTGATGATGTTTGTATTCTTTGCTTTATAATAATCATCCAAAACCTGTAGACGTGGAACCTGGTGTTCATTATGGTGCGCAATCATTTTTGCTAAAACATCAGTATTATCCAACAATTCTTCTGCAGAACTATATCTATAGTGAATATTTGATTCTACGCCAAAGCTAACAAAATTTTCATTCACATCACTTGAATAGCTGATGTCCGATCCATGTTCAAATTCATTAACTTTTTGGATTTCTTCATTTTCCATACTTCACACTCCTTTTTTTAAAACATTCTTTTTATTTTGTTTCTTTGATTTTTACTAATTTTAGTTTTTTTCTTCGCCCACATGTCTTCATTAAATCCGTAACGTGTGGCATCAATTGTATGATTGTCTTTATCTTCTAGTCTCGGTTTAGGATTACCATCTCTATCAGTCTGATAATCAATGTTTTCAAATTCCTTAGCTATATTTGGAGTCCTCAATGGATCGATACAAATAAAATCTAAGTCATCTAGCCATTGCTCACCATATTCAACCGAATCCGGGCCTTTTTTAACACCTTTTATATGATTGATACCATGCTCATTTACTAACTCTGCATTACTTTTGGGCTCAGCAGAATCAGAAAAAATTTCATCATTTTGATAGCCCTTTTCATGTAGTTTTTTAGCTAATTCCCTATTACTAATTTTCACACCATATATCTCATCAATAGCATAGATACCATTTTTCTTTTTATCATAATGCCATCGAACGAACGCTAACGGATCAGTTGCATAGCCGAAGTCAAGACCGTTTCTGATATTATCAAAGTTAGTTACCATTTCATCAGTTATACAGCCTTTCTCCACTTTTAGGTTACTGAATGGAACTACTCCAGAACCGATTGCTTCACCATCGTATTCCCATCTAGCACGCAAAGGATTTCTATCTCTTGCTGCCTCCACTTCTCTCAAGAATTCTCTCGAAATAAAAGGATTATCTTTATAAGTAGAGTGATGAACAAATGTATTCTCAGGTTGGAAACTAGATTCATATTTTTTGTTCACCCAAGATTGTCGACGTTTTGGCGGGTTGTAGCTGAAAAAGAATTTATAAAAAAGACCATCTCCTAATTCACCACGTAAAAGTGAATTGGTAATGGTCGTTACTTCATCTTCAGTTTTAAACTCGCCTAACTCCTCAATCCAGCCAATCGCAAACGGGAATCTACTATCTTTTAAAGACTTGATTCTTTCGGGATTTTGGGCACCTCTGAAAATCATATAATTCCCACGAGGTATGTATGTGATTCTTAACGGTGATTTATTAAATTTAAATAGATGCGTTACCCCTTGCTGTTCAATCGCCCACTTCATTTGCTCGTAGATTGATTGTTCTAATGTATTATCAACATATCGAATGCCAACCGCATTGACAGCATACCTCATAAGTAATTGAGTAATAATATGTGCAATATCTGATGATTTACCAGAACCGCGTCCACCCTTACAAACAATATTCAGTATGTCCGAGTTAAGAGTTGCTCTCCATACCGAATGAAATTTTTTCGGTAATAATTCTGATAGTTTTTTCTTAACCATCATCATCACCGATATCATCAACAAATACTGGCATTTCAGTAACTTCTATTTGTTGCTTGTCAGTGAACAGCGCATGACGTTTACCGAGTAATTCGGCTGCTTTAGTCCTCTCTTCCGTACTAGGGGTATATTCATAGCTTTTTTGATGAGTGAATACTTCTCCTTCATCATTAGTTGTTTCGGTATTATAAACACCTTTCATTTTTTCACCACGCATGGTGCTAGTGAGATATTCTAGGACTTCTTGTGCATCTGCAACTCTTTCGTTCTGCATCTTTTCTAGCTGTTCATCAATATATCGCTTCACGTTAGCATCTGTTAGCAGTCTACTTGCATTCACTCTTGCTGTGGTGTCTTTTTTTATGTTTGGATATGCGACTTTATACGCTCTCGTACCATTCATATCAATCAGCCATTCATCAGCAAAAACCTGATGTTTTGGATTCCTTATCATGTTATTCACCTCCTAATTAATTTTATGTAAATGTGCGACAGATACACAAATACCTGTTATACTCTTTATAAGGTAGCGCTCCTTTTTTAAAAACTTAAGTTCAGAAACTACAATCTATCTTAATTTTGACACTAACGCTACCTAGCCACTAGAACCCATAGTCTAGTGGCTTTTTTATGTACGAAAAAAAGACCACTAAATAAGTGATCTATTTTTCTTGATTATTGATAATAAAAAAGCGTATAAAATCTTTTCCAAATTTTGATATTTTCAATCTATCCTTCGCTTTAAGACTTATCTTACTTTTGCTAGTTAGACTTTTCAATTTTATTTTTCTTTTCCCAGACAAAGAATTTAATATGCTCTCTGTAGAATTTCTAATTTCCTCAATAGCAATTTGCATTTTTTTTATGTCTTTTGCAAGCTTATCATCATATTCATTTTGCATTAAGCCTAACCGATATAAGTTCTCTCTAACTGCAACATATTGGTCGTAATTGATATCGAATGCTTCTAATAACTCTGTATAGTTATTGTATCCATCGATATCAGCAAATGTATTGGTTTTATAGGACAATTTAAGAACTGAAATATCTAAAATAGTCAGTTTATCAAGCGTATCAAAATATAAATAAGCCACATCAAAAGATGGATTATCCAAATTCAAAAATTCTGAATAACCATTAATCATAAATTCAATTTTTTCTGCTTGATTAGTAGATTCAATTTTCTTCATGACCATTTCAAATATTTCGTCTAAAACTTCCTTATTTTCTAAAGATTGTTTTTCAAATTTCTCCTTCAATTCTTCGTTTCTTCTACTGATTGCTTGAACCATAATCTCTAAGTTTCTTATTTTCTTATTCGTCCTAAACTCAGTTATAGCTCCCCCAATGCCCGGTATCAAACCAGCTCCGTAATCAATCAATATATCACCACCTTGCTTCACAATTTCATTTGTTAATAAAGGTAAAGCATTTTCTTTTAGAAAGTCTTTTCCCTGATCAGCTACTATTGACAAAACATTTTCAAATAAAAAATTTTTAACTGCATTTGCTTTCTCTCCCACAATCGTTATCCCCTTTACAAATTTATATATACAGAATAACTGATTATGCGAATAATAAAAAGACCGCACTCAGAAGTGCAGTCTCAGATAGGAGGGAAAATCTTAACCGTCATTCGATCGTAAAGGTAGTTACATTTGAATTATTGACGATATTTTTATTTAAGCAGCAAAAGCTACTTATTGACGTGACAGGAGTCGAACCTGCATGTACTTGATTGAAAACCAACCGCTCTCACCAATTGAGCTACACGCCATACCAGAAGGAGCTACCTCCTAGCAATTGCTAATAAATCAAATTAACCTTTGCACACTCTCGTCAGAATGTTTTCCCATCAGGACGTAGCTTTCGCAGACTTTCACGGCTAAAATGATTATGTCACTGACAAGGATTTGCACCTTGTTTGGTCTATATTCCACCACAGTGACCGATCAATCAAACACCAGCAAAAACAATTGATTAAGTTTATCCTAAACGTACCTAGCTGCTACTCTATGAGTTTAGGAATTGCTCTCGTGCGTAAGCAGCTGCCGCAGAGATCTGGTTAATGTTCTTATCGTCATATGCTGGGATAGAGCAATATACCTAACCTCGACTAGTATGAATCAGGTAGTTACTACTGCATCCCTAGCAACTATTTGTGTCACTTGCAAACCTGTAGAAAAAAGAGGAGGTTATTCACCTCACTTCATTTTATTGAGAACGTGAGTCTGCAAGTGACCATCGAAAGTCAAATCAAACGGTGACTAAACCAGAAAGCGTTGTGTAATGTGTCCATTTCTTTGACTTTCGATATTACTATATTAGCATTCAAATTCGTATAAAAACCGCCAACTTTACGCCAAAAAACCGCCAAAAATTATTTATATGCAATTATTTTTCCATTGCGGTAAGCTTCTGCGAATTCAATCAAAGCTTCTGATTTCATTCTTTGAATACTTCTTTCGGAATAGCCGACTTCTCTAGCAATCTTGTAATTAGAGTAATGGTCCTGCACACAGAAACTATAGTGCAAAATTTGTC